CTATCTATTTGCAGACTCAGGTGGTAATAGTCTGAGTCCGTTCAGTTTGGTTATTGGAGGGGCCCAAGCTAATACTGGTACCCCTCAAAAAGTGTATCTGCCTGTGGCACAGAACCCACAGTTCATACCCACAACAGCTAATCTTCTTGTTAGAATCTATGGATTGATATCTAACATGTATATCAATCCAAGTAACCCATCACTTGGCTACAGACCAGACACGACAAAGAGAATAGCTGGAAGATACTATGCGCATGAATTTGCGACAGCTGGTGATGGCCCTGGAATTCATGTCAACCCACAGGCCAGCTTCATTGACCTCAGAAAAACCTTTTCAGTGTCTGAAGCCAATTTTGGCTACTCATGGCTTCCTATTGGTGGAGTTCCATACATCGCTCTTATCACAGGTGATATCATTGTAGAGACATCAGGAAATTACAATTTCTACTTAAACTCAGATGATGCATCTTGGTTGTACATTGATGGAAATCTTATCATAGACAACTCATGGGCAGATGGTTGGAATGGTTGGGAACACGGGTTTGGTGTATGGACACAAAATGGAGTGGTATCAAACCAAAAGACAGTGTATCTTAACGCTGGTACATACTCAATAAGGATAGTAAACCAACAAGATACCATTGGCGCTGGCTTAGTCTTTAACCTTCCAGCTGGCATAACATATGGAACACTTGTTCCAACAGGTCTGGACCCATTTGAGTCATACCAGTCTGCGTCTAATACTTTCAGCTTTCAAGGCATTCTATTTACTAACCAAGATGAGATGGAGGCCGGCATGGCCGCTGTAATCTTGGACGTACAGAACAGTGACCTGACGTCAGATGCCAAGACAGCCATTGTAACTCAACTTTCTATTCAACCTTTTGAAGATGTTGACAGAGCATATTCTGTCGTTGTCAACGGAGTCACATACCGATTTGGGGTGACTATTATATCATCAACTGGTTTTATTTCGGTGGTCTATAATCCATGAACACACGAATCATAACTTCGGCTGAACTCGCCACACAGCAGGAGAGAATCAACCAGATTAGAGATTTGTTAGAAACTCACGCTGAGCAGACACATGGCCAAACACATTTGGGGCATGCCATAACAAACCCAGCAACATCCTACAAAGATAGTGCGGGTCAATCCTGGCCAGGCTCAAATGGAAGAGTGAGTGTGATAAAAGTTGACAACGTACTTTACTACGTTCCTTCACAGATCGTGCCATGAACTCATCAAATCTAGTCACAGAGAGAGCCACAGACACTCTGAGTAGCAGTGTTGATAAGCTTCTTCAGAATCTTAAAAATCACGAGGCGCTGCCCATTGACCTATCACATTTGGGTGTCACAGTACTAAATGAGCCCGTGTTTGACAATGCTCCAACGCCGTATGATGATTCAGTTCCCACGCGATATGGCAATAAGGTTGGAACTGTCACTTTACAGATAAGGTCAGGCGGAATAATCTACAGAATTCCAGCAAGTCTTTCGCCTTATGGCGTTCCACGACTTCCAACAATAACAACACAGCTTAATACAGAAGCTTTTAGTTTGGCCCCAGAGGGTCAAGCTCAACCAAATGTTGGAGTAACATGCGATTTTGAAGCCACTCAGTCGACAGTGGTTACATGGGAAGTGTATCTTTCTACCGGCTGGACTAGCATGAATTTTTCCTTCTTTTATCAGAATGGAATTAAGTATGCAGCATTTCCAAGTGGTGGACACACTTTCCAACCAACAACGGCCACATGGACATATAAAAATGCTGATGGAACACCTGGGTCAACTACCAAAACTTCGGGTGATGTAAACTTCACCACGCCAAACTATCCGAGTGATGTTTCAGCCCAAACTGCATCCTTAGTATTGTCTTTTATCTCTGGTGATACATGTGGAAAAATAAATATTGGAAAAATTCGTCTGAAAATTGATAATAGCGCCATAGGTGGTGGAATACGTTACTCTGGAGAGTGCACTGTTTATTTAGAAGACCAGACGGGGTCTTGGATTGTGTCAGCCCTAGATCACCCATGGACACCTTTAGAGCTTAATCGACTCTTCAGATTCAAGACATGGTCATACAAACACGATCCACGTGAAACAGCCATTTACCGTGGACCACTAGGCCGTGAACTTGTTCGTAGAATGTTAGAAAAGTCAGCTGACTTGAATCCAATAAAAGAAAAAGTCATTGCCATGTTAAACACGAGCATGACAATGACTCAGAGATTTAAGTGTTATAGAGCACTCATCAAAGAGTGCTTTGTAAAGTATTGGCCAGACTGTCCTGATAAGTACGTGCAGAGTGAACTAGGTGACAACAACACCAATAAATGATATCGACACACGAGTGTCAGCAGTGTATCCAGCAGGGAGTGTTATCTTTAGCTGAGAGGAAGACACTATTGTTTTGAACGTTTGTCCACTGGCCTGAAATGCATCATCCACCGTTACAGTCGTAAAGGTATTAGATGTAGTAAATGGCGATGATAGTGTAAGAGTCAAATCACCACTTTGCAGCATCACCAAAAGTTGACCTTGTACTATAGTAAATGTGTTGGCACCAATTGTCAAGGTAGTTGTGGCCACCACATAGCTATTAGCGCCGTTAGTCACAGCCAAATAACTTCCAGATCCGGCGGTGGTTGTTCCAGTGTAATTGGTTGAGATTGTTGTGGTACCAGTGGTAATTGTGTTAGAAGAAGCAGATGCTCCAGACGCTCCACTAATGCCAGCTGGACCTACTTTCTTACCAGAGGTAATGTTGGTTGCCGCTGCTGCATTGCCAGCATAACCTGTGTTAGTCAGGACGACAGTTGTGGAATTAGTAATGCTGGCGACTACGAAATAACCAGCAGTCTGAACATAGACCACTTGGCCAGCCACTATCCAGCTAGTATCCGCTACTGAAACAGTAACATTCGAAGAAGGTGAGGGCATAATAAACAATGCACTCGTGGTTGTGAATGCATCTGTGCCCGTCTCACCAGAAAAGCCACTGAAACCTGATGCGCCTCTTGTTCCACTGAAACCAGATACTCCTGAAAAGCCAGAATAACCAGATTCACCTGCTCCAGAACCACCGCTGATAGGTGTAACGAGTGTTGGAACCAGCAATGAACCTTGTACCTCAGCCACAGGTCTCATGGTGATTTGAACATCGCCACAAACAGCTGCAGTTGAGCTACCAATATTGGTGACTTTTACAATGAACTCACCTTCACCATAGAAAACAGTTTGGCCACTTACCTCAGAAAGAGTTGAGGTAATAGAGGTGCCTGTCGACGATTGACTGCGATGCAGCCAATGAGATTCGTGGCACCTGCAAGTCAATGATTTGCTCCTTATTATTGACCTCTGAGATGATAGAGTTTATTACCCGAGCCAGGATATTGTCTCTCTCAGCCAGATTACGTGTGGCATAGGATATGGTCGAGGCCGAGTTTGCGTCAGTGGATGTAAGGTGTCTTACATCACCGTTGCCATAATCTAGACCAGCGGCTTTTGGAAGTATAAGTGGAGTAATCATGGGTTGTAATTGAATTCGACCCTATCAGCAAAAGACTTATAGAGCTTAAGATGGAATCTGACTCTCTCGTCCAAGAAAAAGTATCGTTGTACTTTCTCAACTCCTTTCTTGGATCTTTTGAAATTCATCGAAACAGACTTTCCTTTAATTACTTTGGGAGTAATTGAGCCCACATGACCCAGACTTATCTTGTTTAGATTGATCACAGCCTCTTCGATAGTACTGACAAGACAGTCATGGACTTTATTGGCATCAACGTACGATAATTCGCAATCCGTCATTAAACGTCGAATAATCTTTGACTTGGTGATTGACTTTGGCTTTTTGGTCATGAGTAGTTGAGACCAAGAGTGAGAAACTGATTTAGTGCTTGAAACTGAATTGCAACATTGACTTGCCTGTCATTGGGCAGCCTCTCAGTTGAGACCGAAAGAATGTTGACCCTGGGTTCAAACTTTGCAATTGCTTGAGTAACCTCCTGTTGAACTTGGGCCTCTAGAACTGATGTGTCTGGCTCAAATACCAACTTGTTTATTTGAGTTCCAAAGTCAGGATTCATGAGGCGCTCACCCTTCTGTGTGAGTAAGAGGTTCCTTAAATCAGATATGATAACTTGAACATCTGATCCGCCATTTAACACCCAGTCACCCACTGAGGAGTTGTCAGGCAACACTGGACCTCTTAGAAACCCTCTGTTGACAGTGATTATGGGTGCTGCACCCACATCCAAATAGATGATGTTAAGGTCTGTTTGTGGCTGAGGTGACTTGTAATTCCTGCCAGAAACCTTTATTACGTAGAAACCCTTGTTGACATACGTGTGAGTGTATGAGCTAGAGTACTCATTGCTGACTTTAAGTGATCTGGGTATGGCTGTCGTTGTGCCATCTCCCCAATCTATCGTTCCAGCCAAATACGTAAGAGCTGGATCAGTCTCTGTTAGAGTAACAGAAACAGTGACCGTCTGACCCTTTAAGGTATGGGCTGTCGATGTTGTCATTTATGGAGTCGAGTGTACTTGCGCCAAGCTGTGTTGTCAGTCTCATTAGACTCGAAAACTGGAGCTGGTCCTTGCGACTTCTCCTCAGTCTTTGGCTTGGGTTCTGTGGACTCATTGATCACCAGCTTTTGTACCACAGGCTTCTGCTGATTCTCATTAAGAGTTCTCATTGGTCCTGTCAAAGCTGACTTGTCCACTTTGAAGTCATTGCCAGCAACCATACGAGCGCTGTCACCCACAATGATGCTGTCACCTGCTCTGATTTGAGGAAGAGACAGCACATCTGGCACTCCACGATATTTCTTCTTCACATGATTGTCGATGCTAGATGATTCCACAGCAGCCTTGATCTTCATCATGATCTGAGTCTTTTCAGGATCAAGTCTGGAACGAATGGTCTCGAAGATTCTCTTCAAGTCATCGGCCTTTCCCTTAGATTCAAAGGCTGGAGCCTCGACTGGGGCTGGCAAGGCAGTCATAAAGACATTGACTACATTGTCAGGCAGACGAAGATAGCGCTTGAAGATCAACTCAATCCAGGCTTCCTTTGGTAGGTTGTATGCGGCCATTACGTCAGCCAACTTTCCAAGAATGTCGGCCTGTGTTGACAACAAGTCTAGCTTCATCTGGTCCTCAAGGCCACCGATGTCAGCCATCTTGGCCTGAATGTTCAACGAGTCTAGATTGGTCTTGCCTTTAAGGATCGCGTGGAAATTACCCAACCAGGTGTACTGTGATAGGATTGGTTTGCGAATCGAACGAACCTTACGGAGGAAGCGAATGTCTTGAGCAAGCAAAGACTTGCCTGATGGAGCGTTCTGTCCGCCGGATTCACCAATACCAAACCAGCTCTTGGGCATGCCAAGGATTGAGTAGAAGAGATCAGTCAACAACTCAATGTCATAGACGTCTGGCACATTTGCAGTACCGGCCAGTTTCGAGATAGTGTGTTGAAAACCTTTGGGCATGGCCACCCACAAGACAGAATCAAGGGCCCATGGGTTGTAGAAGCTCTTAAAATCAGTGGGAGCCGCCAGGTTGTCTGTGGCACCAGCACCAAATGATTGCTTTGAACGAAGCATCTGCTTCCACCGCTGTACTGTACGCATCTGGTCAGCAGGGGCTTGTTCCTGAACGTCGATGTTGATTACATAACGATCAGGCTGAACCTGGGCTCTGTGGACAACCATCTGGTCCACGGCCATGCGTAGTTTCTTGTAGATGCCTTGAGCTTCATCATAGATAGCTTCGCCATACTCAGACGAGCGCATGCGAAACATACGACGCATGTGAAGTATGTCCCACGGATACCAGAGATCCTCAGCTCGTCCTTGTGAACTGGCAATGGCCGCACGAGGAATCTCAGTCACACCATCGGCAGCGACGAAAATATCGCTGGCTCTAGGTTTTCTGTCAGACCATTTGAAACCAATACACTGGCGATTCTTTTCAAGCCAGTAACGACGAACAAGCTTTGGATGAATGAAGTGAAGACCTAGCACGCCCTCACCTTGGGCATACTCAATCTTCTCATAATGGTTTCCAAGAGCAGCTAGATACCAGACTTGAGAGTTGAGAATGTCCTCAACGCCAATCAAATCTAGCATTTCATTGAGGTCATCCTCAAACTGGGCGTCGTTGCACTCAAACCAAAGTGTTCCTGGGTTTATAGGATCACGTTGAGTAGCTTCCTCAACAAGCTCGGTAAGAGCAGCAGCCATCAAGTCCCAGGTGCCCATTTCCTCCCAAAGATCAAGCACTTGATCCATGGATGAGGGACGCTTCATGATAGTCGCGTACTTCATCCAGGTATCTGGATTAGCCACGCGGCTAGCGTCCATGAAGTCGTCGACTAGCTCCTGGTTAGCCGAAGGCGTATTTGCACGAGGAATAATCGAGCTGACAGGGTCACCCGAACCAATGAAGCCCATCCTGCGCAGCAGCTCTGTTCCTATGGTGCTAAATTTCATATTTTCTTGTAAACTAGGGTAGAGTATGTTCTCTTAACCATGACAGAACAAGGTAAAGTCAAAGCCAAGCGGCCAGGTAAAGAGGCCATCATCGCCTTCAGATTGGAAAGTGATGATGGTAAGCTTCTGGACAAGGTTCGTGATGACCTGTCAATTCGCAGCGTCAAGTCACGCGGCCATATGTGCCGTAAGATTGTGAAAGACTTTCTCATGGGGAGACTAGTCTATATCACTCCCCAACACCAGTTGTTGGACCCTGCCCGGAATCATCCACAAGATCCTTTGGAGCTAGTTTGACTCTGAAGGCAAAATGAGTCTGGCCTCTCTGCTCAAAAGCAAAAGATGTGTTTGGCTCAGCAATAAATTGCTTGATGACATCGACCTGCTCTTCAGGAACTTTTCTGAAGAGCAGTTCGACTATGTAGTCATCGCCCTCTTTTAGTAGCTGAGTTGCCTCTAAAAAGGACATCAAGGCTGGTGACGTCATCAACCTTAAAAGCAGGCGGTCCACATAAGCCTTGGCTTTCTCATCCAGCTTTTCGGCCTCTGTGTCCTCCATCAGAAATTGAAGTATTCGATCAATTGTCACGACTTAAGTACAGTTCTTGAGTTTGTGATTGAACCTATCAAAGCTAACTGGAAATGGCGCACAGACGGTAATTCTGCCGTGCCAGTACCCAATGTAACTGTGTCTGGCTTTGCAGTTGATCCAGAGGGTTACTTCCCCTTGATCTATCGTGGGCCAAACGTCCGCTCAGCTAAGAACTGCTGGTCACTGCCATCTGGGTTGCATGAGTGTGGTTTTTCATTAGCCCAACAGTTTGCTGTTGAACTCCAAGAGGAACTGAACTTGGAAGCTGACTACACCAAGGCCAAGATGATTGGTGTGTACGAAAATATCGCGGTTGTAGACAACTGGCACTGGGTGATCACTGTGATGGCTCTGCCTGTGAAGACTCTGGATACCATGGTCAACAAGGAGCCAGACAAGCACCCTGAAATGCGAAAAGTGCACTACACTGAGTTGGGCAAGTTGCTTGATCTACAATGGGCTCCATCACTGGGACCATTTATCAAGGACAATAGCTTGGCCATTCGTAGTGCCATTTTGGACCTGATCTGATGCGATTCCTCATCTATGGCGATCTCCAGGCTGCTGATGGCCATGAGAGATGTTTCAATGACCCAAGCATGCCACTTCAAAGGTGGCGTGTCAACACCTTCATGGCGTTTCTTAAGAAAACCTATGACAAGCATAAGTGTGATGGCCTCATTGATCTTGGAGACACCACGGATGATCGTCAAGCCATTCCTATTCCCACGATCCACTCAGTGCTGACGCCACTGTCAGCTTTCAAAGGTCGAAACATCAAGCTCATGGGCAACCATGAGCAGTGGCTTAGAAGCACAGAGGTCCACCCTGGTGTCATGTATGATGGTATCTTTACTGTGATAAAGTCTCATGGTGTGATTGACTTTGGCTGTGAGGCCGTATTTGCCTGTGTCTCATACATTGACAATGAGGAGGAACTGAAGAAGACCATCATTCAGACTGTCCAGAAGGCCAGGACAGTTGCAGGCACACGTCGTAAGGTTATCTTGCTTGGCCACTTCTCAATCCAGGGCGCTTTGGCCCATGGCATGACATTACAAGATGGGCTGGTGGCTGATGACATTCCACAAGTTGATGCTGCCTTCCTAGGCCACATCCACAAACACCAGCAGTTCAAACCCAATCATTTCTACGTTGGTTCGCCCTTTCAGCAAGATTTTGGTGAGCTGAATGAGACCAAGTATGTTATGGTTCTCGATACAGAGACTGGTAAAGCTGAACTGGTAAACACTAAGATGCCGCAGTATCATCGGCAGAGTTTGGAGCAGTTCGAAGCCACAGTAAGACAAGAGTCAGAGGATCGATTTGAAGTAAGGCTGAAATCTTTTGAAGAGGCTCAAAGATTCTATGGGCACCCACTGTCCCATAGAGCTATTCCAGTCTATGATTATATTGAGTCAGCTCCAGGTCAAGCAAATGTTGAAACAGTCCAAAAGGACGTGACATTTGATGTGGAGAGCCTTATGAAGGCCTACATTAAAAATAACCCTCCAGACAAGAAAGGCATTCAAGTCATGGAGGAGGATTTGTTGGCCTTTGGTCAAGAACTAATGGGTTAATTAGTTTATACGATTGATCTTGAATTGTTTCGGAGGACCGTATTCCGAAATATAGCACTTAAGCTGCACATTAACGGGTCTGAGTGGACCCTTAACACAAAACAACATGAATCAAGTCAGTCAAGTTAGTTTCGGGACGGACGCCACGAAGTGCAATGGCTACCTGCAGTATGCTAACGAGCGCCTTGGCAATCTCGATCTTATCATCGAGAATACCTCAGATTACGATCTGTGGTTCCAAGCTAAGGTTGCCTCCACGCTTACTGCGAGTGGTTTCACTAACGTGGGTTCGGCGGTCACAGTCAAGCCTAAGGGTGTAAAGACCCTGAGCTATAACATCCTCGCTAAGAAGTTCGGCTTCTTCGGTTCTGGTGTTGACAGTTCCGGCAATGCTAAGTCTGTTACGGCCAACGTAACGACCGTATTCCGCAACAAGGGCGATCTGCGCGGCGCTCAGGTCGACATCGTCAACGCTGGCAAGCGTGGTTGGGGCTACGATCCGATCTTCAACGATCCGGTCATCGGCCAATACTGGGGCAATCCTCCAGATGCTCCAAA